GGCCTGCATCTGGATCCCTGTCCAAGGGGTTCCCACCCCCAGCTGTTCGGTTTCCCGGGTCTCAGCTGGCACCCATCATCTCGCAGACCGGCTCAAACATACGTAAGCAAGCTGGACTAGCTTGGCTGACTAAGCATCACCCGCTCTAATGGACTAGCTCGGATCTATCACACTCGTCGCAATATTCACTACCGTGCCCCACCTTTCGAGCACGCCTCCTCCTATTACCTGGGACCGCCGAAGGGTGTATCTTCATATTTCGATGTACCACCGCTAACTCATTCATAAACCCAAATGGCAGGCAAAACAGCCTCTCCACCTCAGCATCTGCAACAGGGTCATCTGGGAACCGTAGCTCCCGCACCCAGTTTAAGTTGTGGATCTGGTGGGTTTCCAACGTCAAGCCCTGCGAGAACTGCAACACCCGTAGATGGGCCAAAGCCACATCCCCTGATATCCAGTCCTGCCCGGTATCCAGCACTTTCACTATCATCGACTGCAACGCACGAGCGATGGCGGGAACATGCTGGGATACCAGCATCTCACCAACCATCTTCGCCAATAGGAGATCCAAAGCCTCCGCCCCCCGAACACCCGTAGGTGTCCACGGCAAGCGGGTGAATATGCGTATGGGGTCACGGGTGGGTACGCACAAGCCCCCACGCGTAAACACATTCTTGTGCTGACAATAATACTCCTGGTCTGCACTCTCTACGAGAGTGCAATCCTTGAGGATCATGCCAAACACCTTACCCACAATAGGCTCAGCGGCACGCATAAACCGCTGGGCATCTGTTCGCTCCATCCACGCCACGGAATCATCTCCGTCACACAAGAACTCGGCTTCTATTCCCAACATCCTACAGATCGTATAGAAGTTCAGAACGTTGGTTACGGAGTTCCCGCCTCCAGTGTTCCTATCCCCTGACATCCTAGTCCCTCCCGTCCGATACCGCACGCCATTCTTGGTCCTGCAATTATTAAACAACTGCATATTTAGCAGGCGTGAATTAATTCCAGGGCACAACAGCTTCCACACCTCATGCTCCTGGCGTAATATATGCGTGAACTGAGTGCTGTCAAAAGCAGAGTAGTCCATGCACACAGCCACCGGATCACTAAAGTAGTAACGCTTATCAGCCATCACCTGCGCCCGTTCCAATGGAGTCATCCCTTTGGAACAGGAAGGTAAACGAGTAGGCCCTAAGCCGGGACCATGCAACAACATCTCCTCGGCTGGCCCTAGCCAAGGGGCCAATTCTATATT